AGATTGAAAAGTAAATGCTGAAACGCTTTACTTTTCTTTGAGGTGTAATTATGGAAGAGAAAAAAGAGATTTTAGAGGTTTTAAGCCTTAATTCAGATTCGATAGAAATAACCAAAAACGCCAAGGGAACTTATCAGTATTCAGTAAAGAAATACGGAACAGACTTTAAAGCCATGCTGACACAAATAGAAACTATAATAAAAGAGATTGAAACCAAGTTTAAAAGTGAATATATATGCCAGTAAAACAAATGATAGAATTAAGAAAATTGGGTTATTCATATCAGGAAATCAAGATCATAGACCAAAAAGGGATAATCCATTATTATCTGTGATTTTATGAACAACAAGGAAAAGGAAGAACTTCGAGTTTTAGAGTTCATTAATTTTGAAGTTCCCCATATTTTAAAGCCTAAAGACATTGAAAGAATGGAATATTTAAAGAGATTAAAGGGAAATGAACAGTTTTAAGGTGAATTTATGAAAATGAATAACATAATAGAGGGGGAATTGAATAATTTACTATCTAAAAACGATATTAAAGACTTGGATATTCATGCTATTTGGGATAATACTTTAGAAAAAGATGAAAATTATTCTCATATTTTAGGCGAGGATTGGAGAAAATTAAAGGAATTAGAGAAATCCAAGATTAAAGTAGAAGAAAAAGAGTTTGAATCCGAGCAATTAAAACGATTGGAAGATAAGACACGAAAGGATTTAAACAAATCTATAAAAGAGATTTCTAAATCGACCAACAACAAGATAGACGAATATTTTTTATATCTTAATGAGTATGTAGATACTTTGATTAACAGTAAGAGTATATTCGGCTTAATAATTTGTGGTAGCACGGGAAAAGGAAAATCTTTTAATGTCATTAAACGCTTAAACGACAATGGATTAAGATATGAAAAGGATTATGTATTGCTTAATACTCACTGTTCACCGATGGAACTCTATGAGTTCTTTTATAAGTATAGCGATAATAAGATAATAATACTTGATGATATCAGTAATTTGTGGTCGGAAGAAATAAAATGTAATATATTAATGGCTTGTCTTTGGAATCCCACAAATAAACGAATAGTGAATTGGCTTACAACATCAGAAAAACTTAAAGTTCCAAGCCAATTTGAGTTTAAATCCAAGATAATCTTATTAACTAATCATATACCAGAACATCTTGAGACATTAAAAAGCAGATGTTTCTATTATGAACTGAATTTCAATTATGCCGATACTGTTAAACTTATCTATGAAATAGGAAAATTGCAAAGAATACCATTAGAAGTATTGGATTTCATAAAGGATAATTCTTCTGAAGCAAGTAATTTAAACTTCAGGACACTTTTTAAAATAAATGAGATTTATTTGACCAATATGAACAATGGTTGGAAAAACATAGCTAACTTAGAATTAAAAACAGAAGAAGATAAGGCAATATTTTTAGAGGTAATAAAAGAAATGCAATTCAAGGATGTGAACGAACAAATAAACGAATTTGTTAAAAGAAGCGGATACTCAAGAAGACACTTCTTTAATCTGAAAAAACAATTAGTGCAGAAATGCACGATTATTTGAAATATACACTTGCACTAGATAGGATGAAATCTCTTAAAGTCTTTGGCTTCCAATCCACATTTAGGGCAGAATCTATCGGTAAACTCTATTTTACAAACCTCGCAGATATAAAAAACAAAAGTTCTACCATATCTTCTTGGATGATAATTGGGTTTATTTTCCCACTTTCTCATTGAGAATGGTTTTTGCGTATTGTTCCACTTTTTAGCAGTATTATATTTTGATGTGCGAGTCGTCATCTCTTCTCACAGAACAATTTAATCCCTTCAAGCATCGAGTTTCTCATCTTAGGCGAGAATATCATCCACCATTCGTTTAAGGCTTTTTCATAGTCTTCAGGTTTTAAATCCACTTTTAAGGGATTAAAGTAATCAGTATCGCAAAGGAAATAACCGAATGCCTTGAACATCGTTTCAAACAAGTTCTCGACTTTCATGACGGAACTTAAACGAAGCGAACGAATATTCCTGGGATCTGAAACTGGAAACAATTCAAATGATATTTTAGTCGGATACTCTGTATTTCTAATCAAGGCACGATTAAGAACCTTCACATTTAACGCAAAACTCTCAGAATGGTCTATAATTTGACCAAAGTATTCTTTGTGAGTCTTATTGGAAGATTCCTTTAAACGGTTTAATTCTTCCTGCAGCTTTAATAGTTCACGGTTCCCAATACCTTTGGAAATTCCCTCCTTGATTTTATTTTCTAGTTCCATAGCTTTCATCTCGAACTCTTTTGAATCCATAATAATCTATTGACTTCTTTTATTTATAAGCTTTTTTATTATGATTGATAGTTTTAAATAGTAGTTTATTCTAAGATATTAATTGGAAGAGAAAATGATAGAAAAGATTTTAATTTTAACATTGATTTTATTAGCGATTGTTTATAGATTTGTTTCTTGTAGTGATTTCAAAGGATATAGATTTTATACCTGTTGGTGGAATCAACATCGTTGGATATGTGTAGATGGCAAAAGTTTCAGTTCATTAAAGCAAATCGGTTGTATTCCAAATTGGTTTTATGTCTTCAATAAATGGTATGGGATGATGGAATGAAATTAAAGACTTTAAAAGATATTGAAAAAAATTGGGATAAAGGAACTTTTTATGAAGGGCATAATGTTGAAAATCCCTGGGCAAAAATTTTAAGAAAAGAAGCTATAAATTGGATTAAATACTATGAAGATGTTAGATTTTGGAACCCTGATATAATTGATTGGATAATGAAATTTTTCAATATAAAAGATGAGGAATTGGAATGATAACTGTTACAGATAAAAAACTGTTTGTAGGAAACAAGAAACTTCCTAAAGGAGATGTACAAATACTTAAAATATTATTAGATAAAGGACCTTTAACTGGACATCAGATTGCAGAATTAAAAGGAGAGATTTGGGACCAATATGTTTCTTCCCGCTTGAGGTTTTTAACGAGTTCAATATTATCAAATGTAGTTATAAAGGTTGATGATTCAATGTATGAAATAAATCCTGAAATACGGGATGAATTAAAGGATGCTTTGAATAAATTGGGTGGTTAAATGGAAAAATTCAAGAATGATGACGAAAAGAACGGGTATTTATATGCAATTTCCGAGTTTAAAGACTTTTTAGTAGTATTAGAAAAGAAGGCGATGGGGTTAAGATGAAACCACCATCTAAATGCCCTGTATGTAGAAGTACAAGATTAAAAAGGATTATAAGCCTTACGCATGAAGGCTTTTATTGTCAAAAATGCCATTATAAAAATATAAGGAAGAGGTGTTAAATTGGTAACTTCACGAACTTTTGAATTTAATGAAAAGAATAAGATTTTGAAAGTGAGGGCATTAAGCGAGGATACTTTCACATTAGAGCAGGTCAAAAGCATATACGAAGACGAGAAGAACAAACTTGCTAACGCTATTGCGATGCTCGACAAATTTAAGGCGATGAAATCTACTTTGATTAAGATAAGCAAACAGCCGAGATTGAAAGAGATGATAGAAACTCTCATAGTTTTCATACCGAACATTCAGTTTCCAAGCATGGAAAATATTGACAAAACGATAATCTTTTACGAGGATCAAAGAAAGAAATTACAGCAGGATTTGGATGAATTAAAACAATATGTTGATAAAAAATGAAATCAAATAAAGAAATCAAAGAGAATCTTTCAATTGAAGCAGAGCTTCCTAATAAAATAGCACTTGATGAATGGTTAGAAAATAAATTAAAAGTTTTCAAGAGGATTAGATGATGCTTGAAAAAGAAATAATTGATGAATTAATTAAAAGAGGTTGGGAACAACTAAAAGATAGAACTTATGATAAAACAGCATTACTTGAAACTACAATCCAATTAACCCAATCTAAAATCATTCAAATCATTGATAAGAGGGTTGAGGAATTAAAAAATCCAACAATAATATGTCCAAAATGTAAATTTAAGGGTAAAGATAAAGATTACAATTATGATGCAGATGCCTTTGAAACGACTTGTCCAAAATGTGGTGAAGAAGTTTATTTTCCAGAGAACAGAAGAGAAATAGAAGAATTACAATCTTTGAAGAAATCCCTTTTGAGTGAGAAAGATGATTAATTGTAAAAGGAACGGTAATAAATTAAATTTGTGTAGTGCATTAGGGAACAGATTGAGTGAAAATACAGGATTTTCTCTTATACGAACCATCAATACAAAAACAGGAATAGAAAAAGATATGGGTATTGCTTATAAAATTAATAAAAAGGATAGAGGGATATTTTTAAATTTCTGCCCTTTTTGTGGTAGTAGTGAATTAGAAGTGCAAATAGAAAATTCCAAAGGAGAAAAAGAAGGTTGAGTGAATGAGTTATAACTGTGCGATATGTGGTCATGATTCAGATAACCATGACATTGATGGAACATGTGAAATATGTGGTAGAGATTGTGATTTTGAAAATAGTTGATAACCATGAATAAAGAAATCAAAGATAAAGTATTGAAACAACCAATGTGGTTTATAATTATCGCATTAGTAATTGGTATTATTTGTTTAATAGGGGAATTGATATTATGAAACCAGAACCAAATAAACAAATCAAAGACGATACATTTTTGAAAGTGGACAAAGAATTAGAGGAATTAGGGATAAAACATTCTAAGATAGTAAAAAAGAACCCAAGATTAATAATAGAAGGATACCTTAGGATACGACATAGCACTGGTAAATCAGTATCATCTGTTTACTGTGGAAAAAGTGATTATAATAAAAACAATATTGAAAAGTTATTCAAAACAATGAGAGAAGCCATGATAGAAATTAACAAAAACAAAGAGTTGAAACCATGAAATCAAATAAAGAAATCAAAGAGAATCTTTCAACTGAAGATTCAATAAAAGAGATATTTGAGAATTTTGAAAAGATTTGCAAAGTAGAAACTATTAAAAATGGGAAGAGAATGTTTGCTGGTATTAGTTGTTCTAGTATTAATTGGAAAGAGTTAAAATCAGAAATATTGCAGAAGATAAAGGAATTGGAGAAATGGCAGGTATCACCATCTGTGAATGATTTAACAGATAAATTAATAGAAAAAGAGAATGATATTGAAAGATTGAAACACAAGTTATTGACTTACAGTAGACCTATTGGTACATCTTATGTTGATGTAAGAGAAGAGGGAAGAAAAGAAGTAAATCAAAGATGGACAGAGAAGATTAAGGAATTGATTAAACACTTTGATTTTCTTGGTTCTGGTGGAGATAATTATGCAAAACATGTAGTAAAGAGATTAAAACCCCTTTTGGGTGAGAAAGAATGAACATTTTACAAAGATTCATAAATTATCTCTATCATACCAAAACCAGAAAAACTTATTCAGAAGCTAAAAATTATTTGATATTGAAAAACACATTGGAAAAAGCAGAGAGCAAAAAGAATCCAGATAAAGAATATATCAAGCATTTAAAAGTAATAATTAAATTCCTAGAAAATTCCAAAAAAGAAAGAGGTTAAGGAATGAAAATAATCAAGAAGATAAAGATATTCCCAACAGGTAGTTATTTTGTAAGATTAAATAAGGGAATAGATACAAGGGAAGAATTAGAACAATACAATAAAGAATTAAAACAGGCGAAAGATGATGCTAAATGAACTATGGAAGATAATCAGGCGAAGATATTATTTGACATTCAATAGGGATAAGATGAAACAAAGCATAATGAAAAGGCATGGTTCATGCACTAACTGTGGTTTATGTTGCAGTAAAAGCATATTTGGTTTTAAATGCAATAATTTTGATAAAGAAACTAATTCATGTAAAGTCTATAAAACACCTGAAATGCCGTTATTATGTTATTATTATCCATTCGATGAAAAGGATAAATGGGATTGGACAAAAAATAGATGTGATTATTGGTGGGAATGAAATGAGTTATAAGATAAAATACAAGACAATAACAGTCATTGTCTCTGGGAATAAGCCTACAAGTTGTGACTGCTGTGCCAAGAGACCAGACCCAAGAGGTCTTCATACACATCATTGGCTCTATAAATATTCTATTAAAGAAGTTAAAGACGATCCAGAATTAGCCAAGGAAAATAGTTCGGTTCTTTGCTTTTATGATCATCGTTTGGCAAATTGTCTCAGAATTCTCGAAGAAAATCAGGAGAGAGTGGATATATTAAAGAGACTTAAAAACATAGCTTTATTAAGGGATAAAAAATAAATATAATTATGAACACCGAAATCGAGATGTTAAAAATCATCAAAGAGATGTCCCACTCATTAAATTTGTTTCCTTATTACCATTATCAAGTTTTTACGACTTTGGAAGGATTTGAATTTATAGGATTGATAAACTTCTTTCAAGAGTCCGATACAATTTTAAATCTGGGGCAATTAGTTAATGGAAACCTTATGTTCATCAATTCGACCTAGCATGAAATATCATGATCTGGTCAAGGAAGATTTGAAGGTTTTGTGTATTCAATTCAACCTATCGGAAAACGAAATAGACATAGCAAATAAGTTCGCTGAAGAAATGGATTATCAGGATGGGAGACCAAGAAATGTTGCACTTGCTATAATAAGGATTTTAAAATCCGATATGCCTCGCCAGGAATTCTACAAACTGGGCGAGACCGATTATCACATATTAAAAAAATGGGTTACAATCTGTTGCAATAAATTGAGAATAGGACAGAAATACTTTTGAAGAATTAAAGAAGCATTATTTTTAAATATCATACATACTTTAATTGATTTAATGACGACTGAAAAAGGAAAGTTCGCAGTAATGGATTTCAAAATCTATCAGATTTCATGTTCTTGGAGGACCGATAAGATTTGTGGGACTTATGGAAGAGAGAACAATACTAAATGCGACAGGAAGAACTGTCCATTCGTGTTATATTTCTTTGATGAGATAACAGTCGATGAAATAGTTTTAAACCAAAAAAAAGAACCATACAAAGTACCAGATTATGTGGTGTGATGAGACCACGCACACTCATTTTAGATGAATGTGTCCATAGAAGATTGATTTATGAATTATGCCGATGGTATAATATTGTTATTCCCAAGACAGGTTTAAGCGATTATGAAATCCGTGATTTAGCCGCTATACTTGACGCATATGTTCTTACTTATGACCGAGGATTTCCCGATTATGCTAAGTTAATCTATGCCAGAGGATACATAGATGCTCGGCAAAAAGTAAAGAGTAAGATTTAAATAGTAGTTAATTTATAAATAATATTAAATAAGAATAATAATAAAGGTGGAATAGATGAATTTTAGAAAAATGAGTTCTGAAATAGCCAAGATAGAAGGTAAGAAAAGACAAGTCTCTATAGGAAATGTTAGGGAAGTCTTGAAGATAACTTTGCATTTATTGGGTAAAGAAATTATAGATAATGATGGCGAATATATGCCTTTAGTTTCTCAATTAAAAGAATATGGAAGAAAGAAATTGAGATGATTAAAATGATTGTAATTGGAAAAGTCGAAGGAGTTAATCAGGATGAAACTCGTTATGGTTTGAAAGTCCAAGATAAATGGATTAACGGATGGGGAAAGACCGAGTTGCAAAAAGGGGATACGATAGAAGCCGATGTTGAAGAAGTGACAAAAAACGACAAGACATTCTATAATATAAAATCCATAAAGAAAAAAGAAGATACTGATAGCCATTATGAGGAAAGCCCTGAGAAGATAAATGAACGATTTAATAATAACTTGGCATTGATGACAAGGTGTTATAAAGAGGGAAGTATAATTCTCAAGGAATATTCTGATGGTGGTTTCATCAACCCTGAAGTGCTAAGCAAGACTGCTATTGCTTTATTCATATCTTTCAAAAAAGACAAATTTTAAAATAATGTTAATAAAAATTTTATTCGTATGTAATCAGATATTATTGCATACTATTGCATGAAATAAAATAGGAGGAAGAGAAGATGGAATATAATCCAAAGGAAGAGATAGCTGTGTTCTCGGCTATAAGAGAACTTAAAGAGGCTTCTACGGATGAGGTCTTGAATTATCTGAACAAACAGATGAAGATGGAAATAAAAAAAGATAAATTAATCCGTTATCTGAGAAAGCATAAAGCAGGAAAAGTCATAGCAGGGAATTATCATAATGGTGAACTGCTCTGGAAAATGGCAGATATACCTGCTTGGTACAGTTCTGGTATAATGGCTATTTGCAACAGCACAAGCACTGAAATAGAGATGAAACTGGCATTGGAATCATTAAATGAAAAAATAAAGAAAGAACCAAGAATAATCGAACCAAGGGGGGTATGGGGGGACTACCATACATTCGACATGACATTTGAAACAATAACGCCAATATTGGGTGGATGGTCTAATGGAGAAGAAAGAAAATTAGTCTTTCCGAAAATAGATGGAAAATTAGTCATCCTACCAAACTGGATGTATGGGTTGATGAGAAATAATGCTGCATTAATAGACTTGCCACAATCCATAACATATCATTTAGCTATAAGCAAGGGAACATTCTTGGAACAGCCTAAAACAGAATGGAAGCAGTTGAAAGTAAAAGAAGGGATGTGCGACTATGAGATGATACCAAAGGGATGCAAATTTAAATTGATGATGAGATTTCCATTCAGGGGTTCTAAGCTAAAAACCAAACAGCAAATAGTTGATTGGTTCAAAATGATAGAGGAAGCAGGGCTTGATGGTTTAGGGGCAAATTCAAAAGTATTCGGTGGGATAATTAAATTGGTAAAAATAGAGGGGAGTTAATTCCCCTTTTATTTTATATAATAAAATAAAATGTAATGAAACCATATAATATTTCATTCGACAATATACCATCCCATGTCATGCCACTTAATACTATAATTTCACAACATTACATTTAATTTGATATTATCACATACTATAGAATCAGATGCGACTTTATAATATTCCATAGAATTCCATTAAATTACATGCAATGACATCATATGATATACACTAGAATTAAAAAAATTAAAATAAAGAAAAGCCTATTTCTTTTTCTTTGGACTTAAAAAACCAAAGACTATATTTACTATTTTGTCTGCCACTGCTGTTATTGAACCGAAGATGGTCATTGACTGAACTGCATCGAAAGTGAGTCCATACCATTGTGCGATGAATCCTACTCCTGCACCGATTATGAGTGTCTTAAGTAATTTCTTCCATTCAAAGCTAGTCGTTGTCTTCTGATATTCCCTGAAGAAGGCTAACATAGCCCAACCAAAACCACCTATAACCGAATAGATTATAGGCAAATATTCAAATGGCATATCTTGTACCTCAATAAATCTACTTGATAATGTTACTATTTAAGCCAATCTTAAGTCGGAGAATAGGTCAATCTTGAACGCAAGACCTTGTTTATGTTCGATACTTTGTCAATAAACGAAGTCTCTATTATCTTCTTGTTTGAAGCACCGACTATCATGGTCACATTTCCGTTGTCATAGGTCAAATCTAAACTTAAATATCTGTAAACATCATTCAATCCAGAATCGGAATCTATGATTTGTAAATTGTCTCCTAATTTTGTATTGTTTAAAAAATCATGGTAATCCATCATCTCGAATGTTATTTCATAGGTGATAGTCATGTTCCTAAATAGGTAACAACTCGCTTCCATCTCTAATTGCCTTTCATTCTCTTTTGTAGGATCTACTATGTTTTTCTGCTTGATTTTAATATACGGATCTGACATGGTGGTTCCAGCTTGAGGATTATTTTCCGTATAATGTTTTGAAGAATCATACTGAAAAACTATCATATTCCAGTCATGCCCTGTTGCTGTAGTATTGGAACTTCCTCTTGTGCATCCTGTGAAAGTAGTTGCAGTCCTTCCTGTATAAGCTATTACTTCCTCTCCTATTATTATCGAACCGATGGCATTAAATTCTGTCGTATCAGCAACAGTTACAGTAGTCTCTGAACTATTCAACTGCAAATTCAAAATAGTATTTGGTAATTCAGTCGCATCAAAAGTCAATATACATAATATTCCTTTGTAATGGTTTATATTCAAAGTGCCTAATTCAGTATCCTGCATGAATACATTAAATAGATTTCCAATCTTTGAAGTATAAGCAACAGGTGTCCTTCCTATTTTAGCTATTCCCATGTCTGGAAAACCATTAGCAGTAATCAATACCAAGGGTGTATAGGCAGTTATGCTTTGGTCTAATTTATCGTAGATAGTCGAAACCAGGGAGAACTTTGTCCATATCTGATTTGTCCCCTCACCTTTACCCATGTAAATCACAGAATTTAAAAGGCTTGACATATTGTCGTTCCTGTCCGAAATGAAACCATTTTGGCTTGTTCCAGATAATTGCACGGAATAAGTCGGAGCAAGAGAACCCCTCCAATAAACTAAATTGAATGTATCTGTATTAAAAGGATAATCCCCATTATCAATATACCAGTCCCATTCTAATTGTCTGGCTAAAGCATCCATAATTTGTAATTTATTATCAAACTCACTCCTAAAGTCTATATTTTCCCCATAATCTTCTATTGTTCCAGGAGTTATAATCCAAGGAGAAGCACTATCATTGTTCAAAGATAGGAAATAATTAGACAGGTTTACAGTAGTATCGAACCAGGTGTTTCTTAGCGTATATTCCTTATTTGCAAGAAAGGTAGCCATTCCGAACCCTTTTATCGTAGTAGTCCCGTCTGTCTTGTATTTGACCGATTCAATCCTTCCCTTAAAAATAAGTGTGTATTCTGAAAAAATCTTTATTATCCTTCCATATTGGACATTCGCATCCGAGGAGGTCACATCCATAAGATTTACTTCAAAGCTGTCCATCTCGTTTATCTTCTTTATTATTTTCAAATAGATAAAAGCTGGATATTCATAATCATTTACATAAATTGAAAAATCATTCGGGTGTCCGTAAGGCACTACAGGACTTCCAAAAGTATTATAAGGCATGATTTCACCCAAATACCAATGTGGAATTAATCCAATATCCAGCAGTGCAGTTGTTCAATACAAAGAACCCCCAGAACTGTTGGCTTTGGCTTGTATTTAAACTGGTTATGCTTACAGCATTCGTGCTGCTAACATTATAATCGACTGAAGACTCAAAAGTATAGTTTGTAGAAAGATAATGCTTCATGCAGGAAGGAAGATTTTGAGACCAATAAGCGTTTACACTTCCATTGATAGTTCCGACATTCGTTATGTTCCATATCCATTGCGAATTGGTCTGACCTTTAGGAGTGAATGAACCATTCTGATAACATGGCATACTTCCTAGAGAAATACATGAACTTGCATTCATTTGATATTTTGTCACACTTGCGTTTATATATGGACCGAAAGACGATGGACTATAGACATTTATATATGTATCCCAAAGCCGAGTGATAGCACCTGTGCTAATACCTGCCGATGTGATTCTCAATGATACGCTTCCTATAGAATCTATATAGTTTGAAACTAAAGAGGTCGAGCCTGTTGTAAGAGTGGAAGAGCTTGTCCCGACTGTATCCCAGGAACTTGTGATATAATTATAAAGCTGAACACCACCGCTTGTGCCATTGTATGTATAGAATATTGTGGAACTCCCATTGTTTCCGATGTTAAAATTATATGTTATCGTACCCACACTAGCACCATCACCGCCAGTTTGAGCAAAGGTTGTAGTATCATTTGAATTATTGTCATAAGCATAAGTTGCATTATAATTGAGACCTCCGCCTGTCGTATAGGAATATGGTCTGTAATAAGCGTTTACAGATGAGGAATAACCGCTTTTTGTGAAGTTCATCGACTTCAAGTCTAAATTCTGCATCGGTATTCTCAACATATAAGTTACATTAGAATAGATTGATTTCAACTGATTTGTTATGCTATAATATCTCCAACCGATGTTTGAAGTGAAGTTTTTCTTTTCTATTATATAATTTAACCAAGTAGGATTCGTATTCCAACTTATTCCAGACCAAGTTTGATTTGAAGAATAATAAAGGTTAGTAACGCATGGATAAGAACTATTACAATCGTAACCATAGGAATTATTCAAAGTAGGTTGCTGATAGAGATTTAAAGTGGCAGTATCAAAGTAATTCAGATTATTCACAGGAAACTTATACCAACCATATCTTGAAGGGTTTATAGTCCAGTTTGCTGTAGTAGAAGTATAATTGATTTGCATAGAACTTATCTGAATTTTACCTCCCGAATCCGAATACAATATAAAAGGCACATCACAGTATCCTTGAATATTTGGAGAACAAGTGGAGATATAATCTCTCATATCTGAAGAAAAATCGTAAGTCTTATTATTGGTTACATTAAAAATCCCCGTATAGTTCCAGTTCCAAATGCTATCGCCGCCCACATCAAGATGGGGATTGCTTGGGGATGTATAATTGCTTATTCTTAGATTGTCCATATAAAACCATGATTGGGATGGAGAATATGTACTAATAAAAAAACTTATTTCTGTGCTATTTGCCTGTGTTATATCACCAGACCTATCATTATAATAGCTGAAATTCTTACACAAATAATTTTCTCCAATAGAAAATTCGGTCCATCTCCAACTTATATAATTTATATCTTCATAATCTGTTAAAGCCACCTGGATTGATGCAATCCCGCTTGTTGAACTATCTATCCAAACATCAACACATACTTCGACATTAGTATCCATTAAATTAGCGATTGAAGTAGTATTGTCCCAAGTATCTTCATAATAATTATAGGCACATATTCCCGTGCTTGACCTGTTAAATATCGTAGAGTATGCGCCTTGAGTGTTATGTAGAGTACTTGTGATCGGAATTGAACATCCAGATGATTTTGATTTATATTCACTGGAATTGTCAAAATTTTCTACTATAGTTAAAGTATTCAGTGAGTTTGTTGTATTGGTTGAATTATATCCACTTAAATCCAATGTCCCACCTGTAACATTTGAAGTCTTTTTAATCCTTACATAGAAAATATTATTTTGATTTCCAGTAAAACTTTCGTTCCAGCTCGATTGAGAAGCATTGTTAGTCGTAATCGTTCCAGAAGATATTACAGAAGTGTATCCCCCTGAGATTAAAGTATAATTATTGTTCCAATAGGAGTTAGGCAAGTTGGAATCGGTAGTAGTGTCTTCGGTTGAATATCCTATATATTGAGGCATCTGGACTGATAGACTCATAGAAACTGGAGGAGCTGTATAAGTCTCTTCAGAAGTAATAGATGCCTGGGCATCGGGAAAAGTATAGTTCCTTATGAATATCCAATCAAAAGATGCACCATTACCATACAATCTAGCATTTGCTTTTGTTGCTGGTAAATTCTCCGTATGATTAGTTACTTTTGTAGTGTTCTTATAAAACTCCACATTATTCCTTTCTCCTTGGGTTCTATTTATATAAATAATCCAAGTATCCCAGCTATTCAATGGATAAGTCATACTACCAAAACTTTGATAATAAGTAACAACCCCATCAGAAGTTTGAGTCCTTGTATTTGCTGGTTGGAACAATGCCCTGGAGTTTTCTGTGTCATTATAAAAACCAATATTTATGCCCGTAGTCGTGATGTTTGCCCTCGTTTCTAAAGAAACATTAATCATTGTCGGCTGGTAATAACTTTCAATATCATCTGTGCTATCTATTAAGACATAACCATTTTGTTCTGTTGGAGTACCTGCATTAGTTTTCCATTTTGTCGTATTGAATGAATTGTCGTTGAAGTCATCAAATAATAGGAATGTTGAAACACCATCTGAAGTCGTTTGAGTATCCCCAGAGCCATAATACATACTAATAGTCACATTCGGACTTGAAGGCAGATATGGTATTTTTATCCACACATAAACCCAGCTTGATGTGACATTCGATTCTATCCAATAATCAACTGAAGTCGTGTCATTAAGAAACCTCAAATCATTGAAATTAGCATTCATGCCAGAAGCATAGGTTATATTTATTCCTACAGGATAATTTATTCTTGCTGCTGCTCCCATACCACTTACTGTTATATTGTTTCTTTTTACAAATGTGGTATTCCACCAAGGATCTATCTCAGTATCCCCCATCCCGATAGACCATTTTATATTGTCAAAAAGAGTTTTTTTATAGCCAACTAATTTAAACTGATATTTAGTTCCTTTAGTCATGTTGATGGGAAAATTGATTTCCTTCCATTTGCCGTAAGTAAACCTATAAATTTTATAGTCTTTGACTTCAGGAGAAAAAGATAATTTTTGATTTGAAGTATTGAAGAATTTTAATGTGTAATAATTAGAAGTGATATTAAAGTAAGAAACGCATGGATTCTCTAAAGTTCCTAGACATTTAATGTCACCAGAAGTTGTAATACTTACTCCCTGTAAAGTTGATAAGTAAATTAAAATGCCTAATACAGTAGTTAAAGAAGTTCCCAATATGATTTTTTTTGTGACCAATTTTTATCCCCTATCTATTCCTTTTTGCAATACCATCGAAAACGATATTCTCCTCTCATTGTTCTTCATATAGACTTCATTCGTCCCTACTTCCGTCTCTTCATCATCGAACTGCAATGATACTATGTTAACATTCTCCGCTGTAGAAATTATATTATTCGGATGGTTAATTCCAGTGGGTCTGTTGCTACCAAAGTCCCTATGAAAGAATGACATGGTTCCACCGTCTTCTGCGAATGCAATCAATAGGTTTTTCTTATTAATAGCCGTAGCAGTAGTTGTTGGATTTACAGTAGAAAGATTTCCTGTATCATTGACTAACACACCAGTGACTATGAATGTCCATTTTGTAGCCTTTAAATCTATCAAAATAGTGCTGGGCGAATAATCATCCCAATCTTTTCTGCTTCTGTATCTTGGTATTTCTCCCTTGTATAATTTGTCCAATTTTTCAGTGACTTTAGTTAAAGCCGTGTCAAAATCAAGCTGAACATCTGTCCCATAAAAGCCGAATGAATTCCCTGTTGCTGACAATGTTTTTTTAAGATACCAAGTCGTCAATATCTCACCCTCGAAAGTTCAAAGGAGAATTTCTCAGCTATCTCCCTAGCTATTTGGTCGGTATTACCGCCTATAGTAGAGGTATTGATTGTGATGTTTATTCCCCCTATAGAACCAATCCTATCCAAAGGAATTACAGCTTCAGGACCTCTTTCTCCGATTAAAGCAGGGGTTGGTTTTGTTACCAATCCACCATGCTGCATACCTAAATATTTTTGTAAGGTAGGGGAAATATAACCGCCCTTTGCTGCCTGAGCTTTCACCCACTCGGATTTTGTCATTATACCTTCACGGGTCATACCAAATACATTTGCTAGACTTTGACCAGTCGCACCTATTTGTGCGTTTAATTCGGCTAATTGAGAATCAATGCTTTTCATCTGTCCAACCGTATCACCAAGTGTTGAATTTGTTTGGTCAAAGAGATAATTCATATTGTTTGTTTCATCTTGTATATCTTTCTGTAAATCATTAATATCGACTAATCCTGTATTGATATTTTGAATAGGGTTCATTATTTTTTCTGCTGCGGCTCTTGCTTCCATCCATTGATATGTAGTCTGAGTGCTTGTTCCCTTAACTGCAAACCACGCATCGTTTATAGTTTTAATATCATTGGGCATTGCCACGATTATTCTAGTCAAACTCATACCACTTTTTATTGCCTCTTCAATGCTCATCTGCCAAGAATATTCCATCACTTGCCCAGTTTCTGCTATTGCCTTTCCCATTCTATCCTGATATTCTGTTATAAATTTTCTAACTGGTTTTAGCATCCATTCTGGTGCGTTAAGGGATGTCATTATATCCAATACAGTCTGTGTAAAAGCAAGACCTATCTGCCAAAGGATGATTTTGACTTCATTATAAATACTGGCAAAACCCCTTATTATCCCCCATTTTAAATTGATGTTTCTTAAAAGGACATAATCTGTATAAGCATCCCAATCTCTTCTCATCATTGCCTGGGTTGCTAATTGACTTGCCTGTATAGCTACTTGAAAATTCTTCCAACCACCTTTTATTATAGCAAGTGCTATGATGGCAGCGATTGCAAAGAATCCAAACCATCCCATAGCATCCTTCATAGTCTCACTAAACTTTGGTAAAGGTTGTGATAAAGCCCAAAGACCAGCTTTGAGTGTTCCAAGAACAGTCAAAAATATGCCTATACCAAGCCCAACTGCAACAAGTATATCTATGAAATTCTGCACTGGTTCTGGTAAAGCATCCCAAGCATCCCACAACCACAATACTACATCCAATAAAAACATACCAAGTGGCAGGAATGCCATGCCTAAGAAAGAATTTAAAACATCAAATACCCCTGCCATTTCCAAAGATGCACTTGTCAATCCTTTAAAAGTAGCCGTAAGCTGCCTTCCAAAATAGATTATCCCAATCCAGTGCGGCTTGAACTTTTTATTCTCTTTGTTGATTTTATCCATCGCCTTTCTAAGTTTGTCTCCTTTGTTAGTTATATCCAAGAAATTAGATCCGACTGCTATGCCAGACAGTTTTTGCAATGATTCCTGTGCATTGTCAAATCCCTCTGTCAATGTTTTCAAACTGGATTGTGTAGCATCGCCGAATTTCCTTAGTTTATTCAGACTATCCTCTAACTTTCCCTTCATCTTATAAATTACATTTATTATTACATCCTGCTGGACCATTATCTTTTCCTCATGCTACTTTTCATTTTTCTTGCTTCCTCTTCCAGTTTATCCCTCAATTCTATTACCAATGGTATCGGGAGTTTCTTCCAATCCTCTAGTGGTATATATCCATAAGCCCTCATGAACTCATGGTATATGCCGATTAGATTTCCCTCCTCATCGGATTCAGACTTTAACTGGTTGAACCGTTCTAGCACTCGCATTCGCCTGAAGTTTCTTTATCTTTTCAAGTTTGTCCGCCTTGCCTACATTGAAATTCAAGTCAAGTATTATAGGTATAAGCTGTATGAAGTTTTTGGCACAAAATTCCTTGAGTTCTTCTTCTGGGTCTTCTGGATAAGATGTTTTCATAGTCTTCAAGACTATGTTCTTCATCCTTTCAATAGTCTCATTTGTCATTTTTTCCAAGACATTAGACCCGCTTTCACCGAAATCCTTTCCGATTAATATCAAATCGTTCACATCTTCCCAGCCCAAAGGCTTCAATTTCAATACTTCATTTGTTCCATCTGCATATTCTATCGTCACATCTTGAACCTGACCTAGATGTTTGCTAAATCTACCCACTTCTCTTCACCTCCAATTTATTGCCTGAAAGAAGCTTAATCTCTTTTACAGGCTTCTCTTCTAATTTTAATATCCTATTTTCATGATCTTGTATCAATTCAAAAATACCCTGAAACTTGGAAACATCATCTAAAATTGATTTCAACATTAGACCGTAATCAGAACAGAATTCATTATCTGATATTTGTTTGAACAGCAAGAATGTAGATACAGGAATCCTTTTGATGAACAAGTTAGCCCATTCAAATCCGCAGTCGCATTTAAAGTATCCATCGGTATTCTTTTCTACTAGATTCCCACATTTAAAGCACTTCTCACTCTTATGGTAAATAATTATGTCCTTTATTTTGTCAATCTCTTCCATTTAATCACCCGAATATATTTTTATCCAAATGCCTATCTATGAACCCCCCACAATAGTTGCAAATCATCCTAAACGGTGGTACTCTCATCTGATGGACTTCATCCTGCGATACCACCCGTCTTTCTCTGGGGCAGAACCCATATAATCCACCTCTTTCCCCATGCCTTATCTTACGCTGTGGAAATCTTTCTCTTGAAGTATTAATCAAACCTTACCACCTCTGAATGGATAATCTGGATAAACATTAGGGTAATTTTTAACGATTTCTTCCTCTTCTATAAATCCTGTTCCATTACAATATGGACAGACTCTTTTTATTTTCATATTATCTAGCTCGTAATATTTGATAGTTTATTCCAGCAGTCTGATAGATTCTCTTGCAGTTGAAACACTCAAGCAATCCTTCAGGCAATACCATCGTTTGTCCACCGCATCTCGGACAGCTTCTTACTGGTATCTTTTGAGATGGCTGTGGATAAGCAGGGACATTTCTAGGTCTCTTAGGAAGGTCTTCTGACCCCATTTTAGCCATCCTCCCTTAATTTGTATGGTTTCCCTTCTATATCTGTCCAATTAAACAGAGCATGATGAGGTCCTTTATGTCCCTTTCTCCTTAAACAAATAAATCCATGTCTTTTATTTTGATGCCCACATTTATTTTTTGGACATACAAATATTTCAGTCAATTTTTTCACCTAATTATCTTTTGATAGTGTTATTATTTAATGGCATTTCCTTTTGTGCCAATAATATTCTTTTTCTGTGAATTCCTGATTACAGCATCTTATTTTATCTGAATCACTCACAGACACCTCTAAATCTATTCCTTCATTTTCTTCTTTTTTTCTTGGCATTTGACTACCTCCATTATTACAGTCATTATACCATCGTTTATCGATTGGCTAATGATTCTAAAATCGCAATTAAAATCATAATCGAACTTGTCTAAATTCATCTCTTTGAATTTTCCTTTGCTGAAATACTGAAATGTATAATCGCCAAAGTAACGGACATGAGTAGGATCGCTGAAGGCATGGGTTGAAGTGTATATTGGAACTATCGCATAAACCTTAGCACCATTTTTACAAACTCTATAAATGTCTTCCATTAGAGGTATGAAATTCTTTATGTGTTCAAAAATATGAGAAGCATAAACTCCTGTGACAGAATCTATTGGAAGTTGTTCTGTAGAAGTTATAGGAAGACCTTTTTCTAAATCCCAGACTATATCTGGTTTAACGCTTTCTCTTGAATCAATATTGATGAACCCTTCCATCTTTTTATTTCCACATCCAAGATTCAATTTAATCCCATCTCCAAAATGTTCTTCAAACTCTTTTTTATTAATGTCTTTCTTGCATTCAATCAGGTCTTCTATTCCTTTCATAGCCAAATCTCTCTTCTGTATTTCATTCAATTTAGATAAATCTCTTTCAGGCTGTTTTAATATCTGATTTAACTTCAATCTCTTCCACCTCATTCAATACTTTATCATTCCAAGGGCTATTTAAATGTGGTATTTTAAAACTCAAATCAGCCCACCATTGAAAACCATTATCATTGCATTCGTTCCAAAATTGCACATCATCGCCGAGAGGATAACTAGGGCAATGCCTCCAGGGTATCTTCTCGAATACTTTCCTGCTGACTAATCCTATTCCTGCCCCATAACATTTGATTAATCTTGGCTGTAATTCTAAAATATCTTCCCATGTGTATAGGTTTAATCTGTCTAAAGTTGATTTGACTTTTATCCCATCAAAAATCAATCCACCCCCCTTTGCTACCGATGGACAACTTATCTTACCTCTTCCATAATTGTATAACACACCTACTAAATCTTTCTCATGTGCTAACAATCTTTCTAAAATAGTAGTCGGTATTATCCAATCAGCATCCATGAAAAATATGTAATCGAACCCATCTTTGATAGCAATATTTCTAATCATTTCCCTTCCATTGGCAGTCCTTTCATTTGGGTTCTCAAACCATTTTCCCTTTATGATATGCTCACCGTATCTTTTTTTTAAGTATCTGAAGTTCTCCTGTCCTTTACTGAGTTCGATTACTTTAAAGTCAAAATTCGGATAGGTTAGATGTATTATCTGATATATGCTTGAGTCCTGACAGTAATGATGTCTCTTGCTTGTTATCATCCCGACTAATACTTTTATGCACTCCATGTAAATGTGGTTCCGTCTTCTGGGAATCGTGTCGCATCGTATGTGCTTAATACTGATAATGCTGTAGTAGTCTCGGTTGATTCTTCGTGTATCTGTGCCGTTCCTTGTTTGTTGAAAGCTGCACCTTTGAAAGCAAATGTAAATTTCAGTATCCCATCTGTAAAGCTAGGTTTCATGCTTGTCATATAGCAATTAGCTATGCTAAACCTATATGCTGCCTTTAGTGCTGTAGTCGTTGCTGATGCTGTAGTTGGTGCTACTTCTGCCCATAGTATGCTTACTCTGAACAAATCCCTTCCTAGACTTGCATTCACTACTAATGGTTCAGTTGTGTCGTAAGTTGCTGCATTAGTCATGTGGAAGAACTGCGACAATCCTTTGTTACTTGCACTTGATATTCCAATCGGATAACCCTCGAATGTCAAAGTTGTTATATCTTGAGGAACTTTCTTGATTACTCTTCCTCCTATCAAAGTCGGTACTTGCTCTATGTCCTTGTCTCCCAGGTCTATATCAACCGTCTCAGTCATGGCTGCTAATTGTACTTCAGTCCCACTTAATGGTGTTATTGAGATTAAACAAGTCTCACTCCATGCTCCTGCACTAAAATCTGTCGTATTTTTCACCTCTTTTTATTTTAACTCTCTTCCCAGATTCATTTGAACCCTGATTCTTTCAGGGTCTTATTAACAATATCAACGCTAATAGGCTCTAATTTTGAAACAACATAATCTATTGAAGGCTGGATGAATGGATGTGCTTTAGCCTGATAATCCATTCCCATCCTATGTGAATAATAAATCATCCTGAAGAAAGCAGTTGGGTTTGCAATCTTAGCAAACGCCCAATGAGTCAATAATGGATTCATTGATTTAATTTTATGCCCTGTTTCTACGAATCTTCCATAGAAAAGCATACTGATATTATATCCATTTTTTGTAGGGCGTGATTGGATTGAGTTATATAGATTCCAATTCCAGAAAGGCACCATAGATTTCATTTGTTCCACTAACTGATGTGCCACTTCCTTTGAGATGATTTTGCCTACCTGTTTGTTCATAAACCTCTCCAAAGCAGGTGTTGCCTTATCATCAAATTTAATTTCTATTGCAGTAACCATATCATCCCGTCCATAAATATGTAAAGAATAAATTCATATGCCAGATTGGTTTCATCTTTCCTTCGCCTTCTAATTGGACATGGTTTAAGTTTGAACGAACTCTTCGACCATACCACCAGTAGCCAGAACCTCTGGTAGTGTCCTGATTTCTATATAAGGCATCTTTTACTGCATCAGTAAATATCCTCACATAACTTTCCCTTCTGTCTAATATCTCCACATGGATAGTGAGTTCTATCTTATGCTTGGTCATTGTGATTCTTTCCTCATCTACTTCAGGAGTATGGACTATTATGATAGGAAATCCCTCATTCTTTATCTGCTCGAATGGTATTCCATCAACGATTGTCATTGAAGAAAGAGTAGTTGTTCCAGATCCTCCTTCAGGATAAGTTATAGACAAAGAAGCAGTATCGCTTCTCAGTATAGAAAGCACAGAACTCTGTAGAGTTTGAACTACATTGCTCATATCAGTTGTTGTCATTTTACCCGACCTAAAGTCTATTTTTGTTATGGAAAACCATAACGGGGGTGTGATACCCAGCATTTCCGTAAGGTCATGCTGGGGAGTTTATAATAATTAAAGGTACAGTGTTATTATATAAACTTTAGAATGATTGATGAGATTAAAGCTATTGCCGATATTATTATTCCCCACTTGACCATGTTTTTGTTCCATTGGTCATTGCATGATTTCTTCCATTCCTCAAGAGACTGAATCCTATTATCATGACCACTGGCACACATATTGATTTTATTCATGGTATCTTCTATGGAACTCAGTTTATTTTTTATCCAAGTCAAATCGGTTTGTAATATAGCTACAGCAACATCTGTATTTTTCTTCATACAGGACCCCCTGTCAATAACCATTTCACTTTTTGGAATATTTGGTCGATTAATCTGCCTCTTTCAGCATCATAATGAAGTAGATTAGCCACCATGAGTAAAGCCAATTCTTTAATCGCTTCAGTTGGTTTTGCATTCCCATAAGTATAAGAAACTTTTACTGCCTTGGGACCTGCCGCAACAAATGAAGTTATCTCAGCATTCCTTCCTAAAATTATATGTCCATCAGGATAGACAAAGACATAAGAAGTCGTGACAGAAGTATAAGTCCCGTCTTGGTTATCGTCTATTGATAATGCTGATACAGAAATCAGATCTGTATTGTTTAACCAGAGAATATCAGTATCATCCCCGTCATAATATTCATCTGTTACAGTCTGGACTCCTTTCCAAGTCCTTCCAGTGAGTTCATCTATCCTACCCGTTACTCTTTTAATCATGTCGTAAATAGATGTATCAGAAAATTCAGAAGTTCCTACAGCAGTAAATCTTCTAACATCGGCAATAGAAGTATAAAGTGCTATGCTTTCAATCAGACTATCCAAAGTCAAATCCTGATTTTTATAATCTCCAGATATTGTAAATACGACTTCATCTGAATAATTTCCATAACTAGCAAATAGGCTTACTTCATCGCCTGATTTATATCCAGATGTAAAATTAGTGGCATCGAATAAAAATTCCCCAGAAGAATTGCTTAATTGCGTTTGAGTTTCATTATTAGATACATTCTTGCAGATTATTAGGACATTCTCTAATATGGTAGTTCCATCAGAAGAATAAATCTTTCCTGAGATTGGAAAAGGATTAGAAGGCATTTAATAGCCTCCTACTTATATATTGCACTGGAATAGCATTGACCAGCAGTCTCGCTTGAAAATACTCTTATAAAACCTTTGTCCATCTTGATTCCTAAATAACCAAATGCCATCTCGGCAGTAGAACTAGCGATGGAACTGATTCTGAAAATTAAATTATCATTCCTGTCATAATAATCGCAATATCTGGTAGTAGTATCTGAAGTTATGAAGGCAAAGGTTAGGTTGCAATCTCCTATATGGTCTTCGCCTGGATGAAGTACCATGTTTCCTATTGCGTATGCTCCTGCTACAGTCGAAACAGTATGCCTCTTGCTTAGACTTCTTATTGCACTTCCAGAACCATAAGTAGCAGTGACTTGTAATAAATCTCCGTTTGAATACCCAGAAGTAAGGTTTGCCAGATCTAAAATAAATTGACCAAGAGAATTTGTCTTCATTGAAATCTTTTCGCCAGTAGTAGTGTTCAATGCAACTACAGTAGAATTATTGACTACATTAACGCCATCTACATCATATACAACCCCATCAACTGGGTAAGGAGTGTAAACCATTATTTATCACCGCACTTTATGAATTTTCCTCCTTCATAGATTGGATAAATACATCCTTTTGGGTGGGGTTCTTTAGTATGTATTGTATAGATAGAATGATAGGTATCGTAATTTGCGTGTTTATGCTGTGTGACTTTTATTGAAAGTTTGCCATATTTGTCCACACCAATCTTGATTCCAATTCCTCCACCAAAGGCTATTATCAATGTTATGAAGAATTCAATCGTACCATACCATGCAGGTTTGATACATTCCTCACATGGAACAGTCGTGGTTGTAGTATAGATTGTAGTCGTTGGACAAATTGGACAAGCATCACAACAACTATTGCAACTATCGCAGATTTCGCAATCGGGGCATGACTCGATTATAGTCGTAGTAGTCGAAATAGTCGTTGGAATATCAACATCAAATAAATCAAATGTCATAAAGATTTCTGGCTGACCAGAATAAGTTACAGTCTGGGAGCATTTAGGGTCACTGCATCCCACAATATTTACTATAAAAACATCACCATTAGCATACTTGTTTTGTGAATTAGCCCATTCTATTAGATATTCACCAGCAGAATTTGCTACACCATTCATTGATTCTGTTGTTATCTGACTGCCTACAGTTCGCTGCATAGTGACTTTAATCATTAATCCATCAGGATTTTCAGTGAATATCTTGCCATTTATAGGCAAAGGACTCGTTTGGGCAAATACACTACTTAAACCTAATAAAATCAATATCCACATTATCGGAAATATTATTTTTCTCATCAGTATATCGAACTCCTGTTTATTGTTATATTTTTATCTGGCATGACCCAAATAGCATAACCCTCTTTCAAGACAATATCCTTTGGATTTGAACCGCCAGAACAGATTGAAACTCCCCTCTTGCAGGTTACAAGTTGTCCACTAGAGGCATTAAGCCAACTGATATAAGTTATATTATTAAGCGTGACAGGACAGGTTGCAGCCCTATAAATGCTCCAGAAATATGTTGCGTTTGTAGCATTTAGAGAACAGGTATAAAGCGTAGTGTTCATCGTGGCATTATTAAATAATCCCATCTGGTTCCATGAATTGCCCCTATTAGTATGGTTGGCATATAATGTTATATTTTCAGCAGATGTTCCAATAGCGGGTGTGTAATCTGGCTGTATAAACCACTTGTCTGCATTTGAATACATATAAAATGCAGTTCCAAGGGAAAGAATAATCTGACTGTTTACAGTCGGGGTTGATGCTGAATAAGTCGTGAAATTTCCATAAGTCTGATTCCAGACAGAGATTATAGTCGCATATTCAAAATTATTGAGTATAAATTCAGTGACATTCTGAGATGAACTTGCCGTTCTATTTGCTCCTCTGTAAGTTATAAGATTCCATTTGCTTCCGTATATCTTTGTCATTACCCCTGTGAAGTTTGTTGAAGTAACAGCAGAACGACTAGCAGTATCATTTCCAAACCCTTCTAAAATGAATTCACCTTCGTTTCTTACATTTGACAAAGCAGTATCATTCGGGTCGAATAAAAGAGTACAATTTGCCCTAGAATCCAATCCCGATGTTGGGTTGGTCAAACCTCCAGTCAAGAAGGCATAAGTGGATGTGCTTGGATATTGGTAATATCTCAATCCACAGGTTGCATAATTATTATCCGTATAATTGAATGTCCAGTTCCATATACCAGTCGATGCTGTGGTGAAATTCATTCCATTGGCATTTTTTTGGAAACTTATAAGGGGGTTTATTGTATCATATTTGAAAAGTACAAAACCTGTGGTGTTCCATGTAGTATTATACCAACTAGCATTGGAGGTAGTATAATTAAAACAATAGAATGTCATATTAACCCAACTTCCATAACCATTATCAGTAAAATTATTAGTTAAGATTGAAGAATTAGCCCAAGTTTTATTATTTGAAGAACCTGGATTCAAATTGATTGTAGAAAAGGTAGTTCCATTTATAAGATATTTACAAGTAGTAGAGTTTATATCTGTGCTGATATTGATTAATGGTGGCGATGAATAAGAATTCCCACTAACAGGAGAAACGACAGTGATTGTTGGGTTAAGTAAAACTGCAAAAACATAAGTAGCGATTGACAATGCTACAAAGATAAATGTAAATAGGAATAAAAGTTTTTTAGGAATCTTTAAAATCATAATAAAGTAATTCGATAGTGTTATTATATAAACTTTTCCAGAATTTCTTCCTTTTTCTTCTTGTCTATGCCACCGACACTGAATTTTCCTGCCTTTATGTCGGATATAATATCCTCTATGGAATCATACTCTTCTGATATTTCTTCTATCGTTTTGCTTCCCAATCCTTTTATCTTTCTAAGTTCATCTTTTACTTTTTTTTTTAAAGCAGGTTTCAATACAAATTTCCCGACTTCTGTTATCTTTTTGTCTAATATTTCACTGCCTTTCTTTTCCTCGCCGACTTTGACAAAACCATGAGCTAATGCTCTATAACCATGATTTTCTGGTATGTCTATTGTATCATTCGGTTCTGCATTGACCCAAAAAGGGCTTCCATCGGGCATAGGTATAGAAAAGCATTTAAACGAACCTGAAACATTCCTGTATTGCATATTCTCACCTAATATCCGAATATAACGAAGTCCACATAATCATTCTGTGTGGCAGTTATTGTTACAGTGCTGCTAGACCATGATGCTTTTATTGTATTGTTTGTTGTTTCATTGCTAATAACTACTGCTAATATTGTTCCAAATTTTGAAACATAAGTACCTGTAGTTGCTGCGGTAACTTGCCCTCTGACTACTTCCATACCAAATACTCCAGTTATAACTTTTTGCGAACCTGCTGTAGCTGTAAATGTCATGTTTTTACCTCCATTCTATATTCTAATTAAATTAAGGGAATAAAAAAATAAACCCTAAATAACTAATGCTATGCCTCTTACAGTTGTTGAAGTCCCTACCGAGAATGTAACTACATTCGTGGTTATTGCAGTAATGGTATCAACTACTGCTGCTGAACCTATTGTTCCACTCATCGCATTTGCCCATAAAACCTGTGTGTAGTCGCTGAATGTCATATAGTCATCCGCAGCTACCTTTGTTCCTGTAAAGTAAACCAACTTCAACCCCATGTGAGGCACTATTTCAGTTATAGTTTCCGCAATATCTGCTGCCATTTCATTTCACCTCAAGCTATAGCATAGTACCTAAAGCACCATGCCTCTTTTATTAGTATCATGGTAAAGTATTCCTTTATCATGAACTTGTATGTATCTGCTGTCTTTGCCAATTCCTCGAATGTCGTATCCTGCAATACTCTTAGCTGTATGTTTCCCTGTTTCTTTACTGTCAAAATCAACAGTTCTCTTACTGTTGCAGTAGTCGGCATGAACAAGTCTGGGATTATTGGAACTCCTTCAAATACGATAGTTTCAATACCAAAACTTATGTTTCCTGTCGGTGCTGGGTATCTAAGTAAATCTTGTATCAAAGATTTAATGTCATCTAATGTTTTATAATCGGTTACAATCAAGTCTGGTTCTCCTTTAGCTTCTCTGATTAATCTTATACCATCCCTCAAGTTGGCTAGACTAATTTTAGATGTTCCACTCAAAGTTGATTTAGCTGCACCAACAGTAGAACCTATTGTTGCTATCAATCCTTTGAATGCGTTAGCATCCGCATAAGTACCATCGTATGTTCCTGTTGTCGGGTTTCCATTGATTATCGTATTTTCTTCTAGTTCCTTCAAGGAACGATATTGACCTTCTGTCTCGTATCTAAGTGCTTCCTGCCATACTTTTGAAGCGACCATCAAAGGTCCACTCAATTCTCCAACTGCATAACAGAATTTTATCGGTGCGGCGTATCTCGTATAAGTTGATTCGTTACTCGCCAATGCTCCTGTTTCTGCTCTCCACTTTGCTGTGGATAGTGCTGTTCTTACAACATAGTCTGCAAACAATCCGTTGTTGGTAACCCTTGGCAATAATCCACTTGCTAACGGTGTGCTTCTGAAAGTCACATCATAGAGTGTAGAATCGACAACTGTTGGTACCAATACTGGAATGCTTCCAGATGTGGATGTATAGTTTATTCCTGTGGCAAATAGATTGCTTGTAGTAGTCAAAGACTTTATCTGGTCTTTCATCTCTTGTCTTCTGTCTATTGATTTCCTCTCGTCAAATATACCTGCCAATCTATCCAGATAGATAGTATGATTTGGCATATTTCCGAATGTCGCTTGGTAGGCTAATTCTGGCATCAAATTTTCGGGCATTTCTCCAAAAGCCATTTAATTACCTCCTTGTAACCCCAAACCTTTTGTTACATATCCAACAAGGTCTGTGGGTTCTTTTGATTTAATCTCTTCAAATTTCTCGGCTGATGCCTTAATCTCACCTTTTTCATTTTTTTCAAAGGTAACATTAGGTACAGCTTTGTTCTCAGGTGTCATTGACTTTAACTGGTCTTTGACTATCCTTGTAATCGTCTCTTCTAAGTTCTCTGATTTCTTTTCCTCAACCTTTGTTTCTGGTTTGATTTCAGTCTTGACTTCAATAGTCTTAACCTCTTCAACTTTAGGAACAGGCTGAGGTTGAGGTTCAGATTTCACCTCTTCCTTTTTGTCCGCCATTATTTCATCCTCCGATTTTTTTTCGCAAATTGGACAATCTTGACTTAATTTCTTGAGGAAGTCTTCATCTTCAGAAATCATCATTTGATATTCTTTTATGTCTCTATGTAGATGAGATTCTATGTCCTTTTTAATGGACTCTTCTTCCTTGATTTCCTCAAGTTCCAAACTTTTTATAAAAACATCAGTAAGCGTTGAATAGGGATTGGCTGGTCTTGGCGTATGACCATAACCTTTTAATTGGACTTTATTTAAGACTCTAATTTTTTTATTATCCACATCCTTGAAAGAAAAATCAGTCGCCTTGTATTCGATGCTAAGACCATCATAGAAACCTTTTTGTATTTCCTCCCAGTTGAATTCAGGGTGTGCAGAATTGAACATTCCTTTTATCAATATCCCTTTAGCATCAAGGATGGCATCTGTGATTTTTGAGATGGGTTTTAACTGGGGGTCTTCATACCAGTAAACATCATGGTCTGGAGATCCTTTGAAACTTCTCATTGTCCCGTTCATTCCCATCTTTATCTGCTCTAGCATATCCTTCATGCAATCGGGAGATACTATGTCGTTTACCAAATCCAGGTCGAATGTGCTTAAATAACCAGAGAAATAATAATTTCCATCCTGACTTTTGAATTCCAATGGAGATGAATTAAAACAGGTTTCCCAATCATCTTCTGGGATTGATTTGAGTTCCCATCCATCCGCTTTTTTAGAATATTTTCTTTTTACAGCAGACCAAGCGATTTTACCCCTTTCTTCGTCAGTATAGGGTTTGCCTGTTCGTTTATTAGTCTTTCCTTTTAAGGATTCCATAACGCTTTCAAATATCTTTTTTCCACCTTCAGGAAGATTGCTTGGAACGGGCATACTTATTCTAAGTACAATGTTACTATTTAAAATTTAATCATCAACATAATCAATCAAATTAATCTTGTCTAAGTTTTTCAACAGGTTTATGATATTTATATTTACCGAAGTAGGCATCATTATCATGTTAAAATCTATGTTATAATCCCTTTTTACTGAAGAGAATATGTTAAAGTTTTCATCCAACCATGCGTATTTTGGAGCAATCATTTCAATCTCTTTTGAAATCGGTATCTGTAACTTTCCCTTCATCGGGAAATCTTCCATAAAGAATCGTTTAATCAAAGAAGTAGTCATTGTATCAAAAATAAATGGCTTTATTATCTTGCTTTTGACCGAAAAGTTCACATTATAATATGTCCATAAAGGAAATCTAACAGGATAACCACCACCAGGTTCGGCAGGTGGCAACATATCCCAAAATCCTTTCTCCCCCCACATCATTCTTATTAACGGATACATTGATTCACCTAGATTATTCCCACCGTATCATTATGATAAACACATCCAGACGGTATTATCAATACATGATTTACATTATCGTATGTCCAGCAGTTTGCTGGGATTGTCGTTGTTGTAGTTGTCGTTGTCCCTGTTACTGCCATTGTGACATTCTGTATTATCAGATTTGTCGAGGCATAAGCATCTGCTTGAAGTATCATAAGGAAACCAGTATTTCCAGTATTTACTATTCCTGTATAGTTGTATGTCCCTGCGTTTATCGTTGCATTTCCATTTTTAGTCATGTTTGCATCGTTCACATATACCCATGTTCCTGTTTCATTAGCTAAATGCAGTCCTAATTGATTTGCTACTGGTACTGCTGATGATGAATTATAAATGAAAATCTGCTGGTATGGCATCCAAGTCAGATTTCCTATGTTAAGATATATTCTTCCTCCTGTTATGTTCGCATTCGGTGCAATAGTAACATTCAAAGCCCATACCCCATTGCTTTCCAATCCATTGCAGGTGAAGAAATCAGAGGTATTTAATCCAAACATTCCTTGTATGCAACCCGAAGTCCTGTTTGTTATCGTAGATGTTCCTATCAATATAGATTTAGACCTTGTGAGGTTGTTATATAATCCAGAACCGCCTGAACCTGTAAAGTCCATTTGGACTCTTGGAACAAAACTTATCCTGTAATTTACGAGTGTATTGTTTGGTTGAGATTTCAGCCATTTGCTTGAACCGCCCCAATAACCATGGTACATTATGTTATATTTAGTATCATTCTCACACATGAATCTATACATTCCTCGTGCAGAAGTGTTCATCGAAGAGCCGACTACCGTATATAAGTCTGAATTGCCTTTAAGATTGTATAAAATATACCCCATGTCACCTAAATATGTGCTGTTTATAGTCGCCATGTCCTGACCAGCACCACAGCTTGCAACAGTAAAGTTTCTGCTTGTAGCATTGTTTATCGTATTTCCTTCAATGAACGCAGAAGAGTCAGATGAATAATTGGCACTCGTATTTGACGATAGATAGACTCTTCTATAGAAGAAATCTTCTCCTGATAATATTATAAATTCCTGAGTATTAGAATTGTTAGCTTGGGTTTTCTGATTTTGTTGTGTGATATTCCCTCTAGAATATGTCCACACCATAGGTGGTGTATTTATTCTAAGTGTCGTGTTTACATAAGCACCGTAATTTGGTGCAGCTCCACTTACTAAAGAACCGACAAATGGCTGTGTTCTTGGAGCAATGTCTGTCCCATATATTTGACCATAATCACTTGCAGCTGAAGAGGTTCTAACCCACTGAGTCCTATTAGTATCAATCAGGCTTACTACAGTACCCCATGACGGTCTTAAAGTTATGTTTATCCTTCCATTATAAATCTCAAGGTTTGCATTGAACCATGCCACGACACTTGTAGTCGCACTTCCTAGACTTATCGTAAATGGTGCTATTTCTGTCACATTCCCTATGTTGCATATCTCAAAATTAGGACTGATTTGCTTTGTGCTTAGAGTGCTTGTATTGCTTAGAGTCAAAAGGACTGTATAATTGTTTATTTTAAAAGGGATATTTGTTTCGATGCTACTAATATTATATGTCGTAAAATTAGCTGAAAGTCCTGTTGGATGTTTTTTCAATCCCAATGAAGCATCTAAATATAAACATCCCTTTTCGGTCTCGTGTAAATCATTTATTTTTAAATCATAATTAGGGTCTTCTTCTACTATTCCGTATGTAAGTGTCTGATACTCTCTAAGCATCACTCCCCCACCTTTACCTTCTATTGCCAACCAATATGGGTCAACATTAGCATCTCCTGAAGATATAGCCCATTTTATTTTATCACTAGGATTGAATTTATAACCGACTAATTTGAATTGATATAGTGTTCCTTTGGTCATGTTGATAGGAAATTTCGTCTCACGCCATTTTCCGTAGGTGTATCTGTAGATAGTATAATTCTTTATTTCTGGAGAAAAAGTAAGTCTCTGGTCGAATTTATAGAACTTCAGGCTGTAATTAGACGATGTGATGTTGAAGTAAGAAGTGCATACAGAGCAGGTTATATCACCAGAGGTTGTTATCCTCACGCCTGGAATAGATGAAAGGTAGATTAATACCGCAACCACTGTTGCCAAAGCACTTGAATAGACTATTTTCTTTGCCGCCAATAATACTCACCCGTATATGTAAACTCCTGTATCATTCTTTGTTATGTTCGACAGGCAGGTTTGGTTGAGACATATCAATGCTGTATAAGTCACTGTCGTGTTCATTCCTTTGGTTGAGTTTATCCAATCTACATCATTTTGAATAACTAGAGAAGTATTTCCTAAATAATTGAAAGTGTGATATGTGTCATTATAAGTCTTATTCATATAGAACCCTGAAGTCTGATAATTCAGATATAGTGTATTGTTTGAAGTGCTGGAAAGGTTTAGATTGTATGTGGCATTGAATGTGTTTGTCAGTGTCGTGTTCCCCCAATATTCATAGCTTGAGTTGAACACGCTTGTGAGATAAGATGAGTTATATGTTTTTGTATAAGCTGTGTCCTGCGTTGAATTGCTTAAATAATAGCACATTTGTGCTGTCAGATTGTAATATAGAGTCTGGTTTACTGCTGTCCTTATCTGTGCTGTTGTATTGGCTGTGTCTATGTTATTATGATATGTTGAATTGTAGGTGTACCATGTAGTTAAGTCATTAAAATATAATGTCCTATTTGAAATGCTTGATACATTGGAAGTCATATAAGTGTGATAGGTGGTATTGTAGGTGTTAGTTAGAGTAATATTGCCCCAATATTCATAAGATGAATTGAATACGCTAGTAAGATAAGATGAATTGTATGTCTTTGTATAAGAAGTATCCTGGGTAGCATTATTCAAGTAGTAGCACATTTGACTTGTGAAATTATAATATAAAGTCTGATTGATTGCTGTTTGTATTTCAGAAGTAGTATTATGCCCCAACTGTCCATGATATGTTACATTATATGTCATGTTATTGTCGGGTTTTCTTTCATAACTTGCATTGAAAACAGTCCCATAATAAGCACCTGTGACATTCAGGTTTGTAATGTTTAGACTATTTTGACCACCTGCGGTCTCATTTGGAGACATCCAGCTTCCTGTCACCTGCCAATAATTTACACCACTACCACCCCCTGCTGCGGGGGTATCACAAACGACACCACTTGCTGTAGTCTGTTTTACATATTGACCTGCTGAACAAGTGCCTGTTGTAGCTAGACTTGCATTGTTCCAGTACTCATAGCTTGAGTTAAACATCTGTGTATATGCTGTATTCTGTGTAGCGTTATTCAGGTAATAACACATCTGAGAGGTTAAGTTATAATAAAGTGTCTGGTTTATAGTATTTCTAATATCAGTTGTAGTATTAACTTGCTCTGTTCCATTTTGGAAAAAGCCAGTATTATATCCGTTGAAATTCCTCGTGTCATTTACTGTCATGTTGTAATATAAAGATTGATTGACTGCATTTCTCATTTGTGAAGTTGTATTTACGGTATCGACTTCAGTCCCATTTTGAAAGAATCCTGTATTGTATCCTCCAAAATAATTCCTTGAATCATTGCAGGTTATGTTATAATAAAGACTTTGATTAATAGCAATTCTCATCTCAGTAGTCGTATTTACCTGTTCTGTCCCATATTGTACATTGGAACAGGAACCAACTACAGAGCAGTTTGTATCTACACTTGGTTTAGCATCATAGGATGTATTAAATGTTTTCTGATAAGAAGTATCTTGAGTTGCGTTGTTAAGATAGTAGCACATTTGAGAAGTTAAATTATAATATAATGTTTGATTTATTGCCGTTCTAATTTCACTTGTGGTGTTATGATTTAGCTGTGCTTCATAACTAGAGTTGTATGAATTTGTTAAGTATGATGAATTGTAAGTCTTTTGATATGCAGTGTCTTGAGTAGCATTATTCAGATAATAACACATCTGCGAAGTAAGGTTATAATACAGGCTTTGATTTACTGCATTTCTCATTTCTGTAGTAGTATTTGCAGTATCTATCTCGGTCCCATTCTGGAAATAGCCAGTAGGTAATCCGTTAAAGAATAAAGTATTATTCGAAATAGAAGATACATTGGCATCCATATAACTCTTTAATGATGTTATAGTCGCATTTCCCACACCGATATATAAGGTGTCTGCGTAGGTCTTGTTGAACCCTGCCCATGTGAAGTTCCAGTAATTGAAACCTACCAACTGTGAAGTGTTCAAATAATAAATACAAATCCATGGATGGTTGATACAGATGTTATCCCTACCGCTTAGGCTGTCATGTGCTATGTTTGTCAATGTCGAAGTCCCATCTATTAGCTGGGCATAATCAATATAGAATTTATGCTGTGTGTTTCCTGGAGTGGTTACATGGTTGAACCTTAGCATCACGACTCCACCACTGATGTGTTCCGTAGAATCTGGAACTGGTATTGCTGGTAGCTGAGTAAGTTGTGATTGGTCTGTTATCTCAAAATAATTATCCCAAACCCCAGTCACATAATTCCACAATTCGATATCTATCTCATGTCCGCTACCACCGTTATATCTTTCCCTTATTAAAAGATTATCGAAAGCCGTCACTCCTGTGAAATTAATCCTGACTTCCAACGGATTGCTTCCAGCTATCTCAGTGACATTGAAAGTCTGGGTATCATAAAAACTCAGGTTGCCTATATTGTTACCACCTGTCTCCGTTCCATAGATTGTCCTGTTTGTAATCGGGTAAAATGTGAATGAAGTCAGCCTGGCATCTATCGTGTTGTTTAATTTTGTCTCGTTGAAATCCAGACTATTGACTGTTTTTATAAAATATCCTGAAGTCCAATCATTTACATTTGCCCACCATGTAGTAGAATTAGATGTAAAATTATAATATAAAGACTGATTGATTGCATTTCTCATCTCTGATGTTGTATTTCCTACACCGACAGGCAGATTAGACAAATACTGTCCGCTTCCATTAAAATAACTGGCATTGACCCAAGAAGCATTATAGATTTGATTTTTCATCATGTTGATATTTACATAGGATTTCTGTTCAGCAGCATAAACTATGGGTATGATTAGGCAAAACAAGAGTAAAATCATGATATTTTTTTTTATCCCCATTCGTTCACCAAGACTCCATCCACATAGATTTGTACTTTCTTATTAGTAGCATCAGCTATCACATAAGTAGTACCTGTATCGGGTATCCTATTTGTACCTCCGACCATATCGAACTGCCCTGAAAGTGGATTAAATTTGAATGTCATATCATCAACTGTAAGTATATCCTAACAAGTAATTGTCCATTATATTGTCAAAATTTGTATTCCCATCCGCCCATTCGACATTAGTTGGATTGTTACTTGCATCGTATGTTATCTTCTTAATCCTCCATCCTGTTGCTGATGTAGCAATTCCAGGCAAAGCCTCTCCGACATAGATTGGATTATTACTTGCATCATAGATTATTTTTTTAGTCAATAAATCGGAGATATTATGAATAACCTGTTCATGGACATCATTACCTATAACAGTCTCATTCTGTGTCCTAAACTTTTTTCCAACTCCATCGACAGGTAATTGAATATAACTTTCAGCCATTTACACCACATATATTCCTCTTATAGTGAGTTTTATCCTGAGACCCTCTTCTCTGTCTTCAGCAGGAGTATATTTTAATGAAATAGTTCCAGATTCGTTAGGACCCAATTTTGTTGGTGAAGATAAGATTACCACATCAGGATGAGGAATTGAATATTCAATATCAAATAGTAAAGCATCTCCCTTGTTTTGAACATCTATGTCCATATTTTTTACAGTCCCGACTTGGACTACTCCCAAGTCTATCTCAGTTATTTCCCTTCCATCCAATAATAATGATATGATGGGTCTCATTCTTTAGCCTCTTCAATCTTCATAGATTTATTGCCCAAATCTTTGACTATGTAAGATTTAGGTTTTCTAACTGCTGTTTTGATTACATTCTCTATTATGTTAGTCTTCATGTCCGATATGCTCTTTTGCT